AACGAAGAGCTCGTTAAAAAAGAGAAAGAGCAAATTGATAAAGCTTTAGAAGAAAGGCAGAATGAGCCTTTGATTTTAGGTTTAGCTGCACACCTCCGTGAATGTTGGGATGCAGCAAAACGTGCTAAGAAGCCTATCGAAAATATTATGCTTAAAGGACTTCGCCAAAGGAATGGTGAGTATGAGGCTGACAAGAAAGCCCAGATACAAGCACAAGGTGGCTCTGATATATACATGATGATTACGGAAGTTAAGTGTAGAGCTGCCGAAAGTTGGCTCCGTGATATATTATTAGAGACAGGCACTCCCCCATGGGATTTACAGTCTACACCAATACCTGAGTTAGAACCCGAGCATGCACAAGAATTACAAAATAGTTTTGCGTCCGAAGTTGTAAAAATAGTAGAGCTTGAAGGACAAGCACCAGACCCAGCAAAAATGGAAGAGCTTAGAGAAATGGTAGCTCAACAATATAGATTTAAATTATTACAGGCTGCCGATAATAGGGCTCGTAAAATGAAAATAAAAATACAAGACCAATTTGCACAAGGCGGTTGGGGTGAGTCATTTAACGATTTTATTACAGACTTAGTAACTTATCCATGTGCTTTTATTAAAGGGCCTATTGTTCGTAGGCAAAGGAAGTTAAGTTACACTAAAGACGAAATGGGTAACACCACAGTAGAAGCTGATGAAATTATTGCACCAGAGTTTGAGCGTGTTGACCCGTTTAGAGTATACCCAGAACCTGGAATTACTAATATCAATGACGGATATATATTTGAACATCACCCACTTAGCCGTACAGAATTAGCAGATTTAGTTGGTGTTCCAGGATATGATGACGATGCTATTAGAAAAGTATTAGAGTATGGTAATGGAGATTCTTGGATATCAGAAGATGTAGAGTTATCTAAAGATGAAGAAGAAAGAAAGTTTCATTCGTCTGACAGACCGACAGAAATATATGACGCATTAGAATTTTGGGGTAAAGTAAGCGGTAAAATGCTTGTAGAATGGGGATTAACTGAAGATGAAGTACCTGATGAAGCTCGTGAGTATGATACAAACGTGTGGATGGTAGGTAATTATGTTATCAAAGCAGTATTAAATTATGACCCATTAGGTGAAAAACCGTATGCAAAAACCTCATTTATTAAATGCCCAGGTGCATTTTGGGGTAAAGGCATACCAGAAATTATAGAAGATTTACAAAATGTATGTAATGCAGCAGCTCGTGCGTTAGTTAATAACATGGGTATATCAAGTGGGCCACAGGTTGAAGTTAACCTTGAAAGGATTCCACCAAATGAAGACATTACACAAATGCACCCATGGAAAATATGGCAAGTTACTAATGACCCATTAGGCTCTAGTGCTCCTGCAGTTAGGTTTAACCAACCTAACGATAATGCAAATACATTAATGGGTGTGTATGAAAGATTTGCTAAATTAGCTGATGACCATTCAGGTATACCATCTTATTTACAAGGCGACATAAACGTAAAAGGAGCAGGACGTACAGCGTCTGGTCTTTCAATGTTGATGGGGTCTGCAGGAAAAGGGATACGTCAAGTGGTTATGCACATAGATAGTGATGTTATAAAACCTGTTGTACACAGACAATTTGTGTATAATATGCGATATGATGAAGATGAGTCTATTAAAGGCGATGTAGAGGTTCTACCAAAAGGTGCAATCAATCTCGCAGTTAAAGAAACTGTTAACGTCAGAAGAATAGAATTTCTTAACGCAACCGCCAATGAAATCGATATGGGTATCGTTGGTAAAGAAGGCCGTGCAGCGATACTTCGTGAAGTGGCTAAGAGTTTGCAAATGCCTGTGGATGAAATCGTTCCTTCTAGGGAGAAAGGAAGTTACCAGACTAGGATGGCTAAAGAGTTTGCGGCTGAACAAGCACAGCAATCTCCTACACCTACCCAGCCAGATGGCTCCCCTAAAGGAGGAATGGAAGCAAACACAGTTAGTAACCGTAACACTGGAGGTAAGTCTTGATTAGACCAGACCCAGAAGTTATTAAGGCTTTAGCCGTATTGGCACGCCAACACCCCCCAGCACTGGAATGGCTGAAGGGATGGTTAGACCATGAGTTAAAGCAGCTACCCAATGTTACTCAAAACGTGTCACTTGCACAGGGGCGGTGTCAGGTTTTGAAAGAAATATACACTTTAGTAAAAGAGTCCCCTGATAACGCAGCAAAGTCATGACGACAGCTGTTAATTAACGCATACCGTTAGGAGCGAAACATTATGTCATTACCAAAGCAAGTTCAAAAACAATCTGAGGATGTACAAGCGTTGTATAAAGAACTTAACAAAGAAACAGCGGAAGCACCTGCTGGTTTAGATTCAGGAGAAAAAGTGCCTGAAGAAAAACAAGCTGAAACTACCACTGAAGTACCTGTTGAGGAAGATACAACTGCAACTTCCGACAGTGTAGAAAAACAAGCAACTGAGTCTGAGGCTGAAGAGCACAGCACAACAGACACAAAAGAAGAAAAAGATACATGGGAACAAAAGTATAAAACATTACAAGGCATGTATAATAAAGAAGTTCCGAGCTTAAGTGCTCAGAACAGACAATTAAACGGCCGTGTTTCTCAATTAGAAACTTTGTTAGGAGACCTTAACAAACAAGCAGAACCAGTGCAGGAGGCACCAGTCGAGAAGTTAATTACGGAAGACGATGTTAAAGAGTACGGTGATTCTATTGATGTTATGCGTAGAGCAGCAAAGGAAGAAGTAGCAGGAGAATTGGCTCGTGTTAGACAACTGGAAGCGGAAATAGCTAAGTTGAAAGGCGTAGTACCACAGGTACAACAAGTCCAACAACAACAAAAAACTAGTTCTGAAAAACAGTTTTGGGATACTTTAAACCATGAAGTACCTAATTGGAACGAAATTAATAGTGACCAAGACTTTCAGTCATGGCTGCTTGAGATTGACCCCCTTACAGGTATTACTCGCCAAACTTATTTAGAAGACGCACAGCGTAAACTAGATGTTAGTAGGGTAGTAAATTTCTTTAAAGCTTTTGGAAAGGATATAGGTAAAGATGATAATGCTCGTGGAAAAGGTTCTACGCAATCTGCAGAATTACAAAAACAAGTTGCCCCAGGACGAGGACGTGCTGGACAACCTGTAAGTAATGATGGCAAAACTTATACACCGAAAGACATTGAAAAATTTTTTAAAGATGTTAGAACGGGTAAGTATAAGGGAAGAGATGATGAGCGTAACCGAATGGAACGTGACATTTTCGCTGCACAGCGGGAAGGTCGCATAGTTAATTAATAGTAAAAGGAGGCTATTATGGCTTTTGCAACATCTCCAGGTCATCCAACGTATACAGGAAACTTTATACCTGAAATTTGGTCTGGAAAATTAATTGAGAATTTCTATGATGCTACTGTGTTATCAGCAATCTCAAACACTGACTACGAAGGTGAAATTCGTAACATGGGTGATACGGTCAATATCCGTACAACTCCAGAAATCACCATTAAAACATACGTTAAAGGTCAAACTTTAGCGGTTGAAAACCCAGATAAACCAAAATTACAATTATTAATCGACAAAGGCGAATACTTCGCTTGTGTTGAAGATGATGTAGATGAGGTACAATCAGACATTGCAATGATGGACCAATGGTCTAAAGACGCTTCAGAGCGTATGAAGATTAAAATTGACCAACGTGTATTAACTGATTTGTTAACTGGTGTACATGCTAGTAATAAAGGACAAACAGCTGGAGCTATCTCTGGTAACATTGACCTTGGTGTAGCAGGTACTCCAGAAGCACTTACTACTTCAAATGTAATTGGTAAAATTGTTGACATGGGTACAGTTCTTGACGAAGCTAACTGTCCTGAACAGGGTCGTTTTTTATGTATCCCTGCTAAGATGGCTGGTTTAATCAAGCAATCAGACTTAAAAGATGCATCTATTACTGGTGACGGAAATTCACCATTAAGAAATGGTCGTTTAGGTATGATAGATAGATTTACAGTATATGTAAGTCATAACCTTTATAAGAACGGAAGTGAGTTTAGCGTTATTGCTGGACACACAATGGGGTTTACATTTGCGTCACAAATGACAAATATGGAAACAATTCGTTCAGAAACAACTTTTGGTAACATCATTCGTGGTCTTCAAGTTTACGGTTATAAAGTCGTTAAACCTGAAGCTCTTGCTACAATGATTGTTACAGTTTAATAGGAGGCTAACATGGCTGCATATACAGACTCGCATGGCTTTGATAAAGGTTCTGCGGCACATCCTGCTCAGGGCGTTAACAGAGTCGGCTACATGGAAGTAAATTTAAACTTCGCTACTATAACTGCGGACAGAGCTACAGCAGGTGCTACGGCACTAGCGGCTGGAGATTCTATCGAAGTACTTAGCGTACCAGCGAACACTTTAGTGTTGGCGGTAGGTGCAACTACAGTAACTGCAGAAGGTGCGGCATCAACATTTGACATCGGTTTAACTGGTGGTGATGTTGATTTGTTTGTTGATGGAGGTGATGCTAACTCAGCGGGAACCACTTCATCAAACGGTGCAGGGCTAGATGGCGATAACCAAAGCCATTACTTTGCAGCTGCAGACACTATTGATATGCTTATTGGTGTATCAGGTGCTGTAACTGACACCGCTGTAATTAAAGTATGGGCGGTTGTTGTTGACTGTTCATAATAAAACATAGCAACGGTCGGAGGGTAACTATAACCCTCCGACTAACTAAATGGAGGCAAAAATGGCAGGAAGATGGTTAAGAAATAAAAAAGATGGTGAAATTTATGGGTGGAATGAAATACTTTCAGAAAACCCAGACACTGAAGAAGTGACTGAAGAACAGGCTTTTCCAGAAAGATTTATACCAAAAAAACAAAAAGCAAGAAAAACTAAAGTTAAATTAAAAACAGAAGTAATACCTGAAGACGAAAAAGCTGTTAACATAGAGTTAGCAGAAGAAGCAACTAAAGGTATAGATAAGAAGAAATGATTTTAAATGATGTCATTACTGAAGTTAGAAGAATATTACAGGATGAAAACAGTCCACAAAGGTATTCTGACACTGTACTTTTAGGGTTTGCAAACCAAGCTTTAAAACGTATTGCAGTAATTAGACCTGATTTATTTGCTTATATGGGTACAGTTGCATGTACACAAAATGAAGTACTGCAATCAACTCCAAGCGATTCTATAAGACTAATCGAAGTATTTTCTGTTCAAGGAGGTAATGGGGTAACGGAAGTTAATAGAGAAGTATTAGACCAGTCATACCCTCAATGGGTTTCTGATACTGCAGGTGCTTGTAAAAATTTTATGAGACATGCTAGAAATCCAAATAAATTTTTTATATACCCTAAAGCTCCAGCTAATCAAACATTAGTTGTAGAGTATTCGCAATCTCCTCAAGTTTATGACGGCACAACGACAGTAGCTTTACTACCAGACGCTTTTTTACCAGCTGTTGTAGACGGTACAGTATTTTTAGCTGAGTCTATTGATAACGAACATGTTAATTCAGGTAGAGCAGACTTATTTTTAAGGTCGTTTACACAAGCATTAGGTGTTTCAGCTTCTAATAGAATATTTACAGACACAGAAGCAGGTGGGTTACAACCCGTTAACAAACAAAAGATTGAAGAGGACCTCACATAATGGCTGGAACTAGAACATTTATTGATATTGTAAATAGATTATTACCAAGTGTACCTGGGTGTCCAACACCTGTTGTAGAAAATTATGTTCGTGATGCAGCAATCGAAGCGTGTGAACGTACTCTAGCTTGGAGGTATGAACAACCACGAATACGTTTGGTTGTGGGTGCCCATGATTATATATATGAAAGTCCTAGTAATGCTGAAGTGCATGCTTTTATTACAGCTACTGTAAATGATGAAGTATTAACTCCTGTTACATTAGATAAGTTATATGAATTATACCCTAAATGGCCAAACCAACCCACTACATCAAGAGCGAAACCTAGGCATATAGCCCAATTAGACCCAGACCATTTTTCAGTTGCACCTGTACCTGACGATACTGAGTCATATGATGTAAGAATGATTGTGTGTTTAAAACCATTAAGAACAGCAGATAGTATGGATAAGTCTGTTTTAGATGAATTAGAAAATGTTATTATGCATGGAGCACTACAGCATTTGTTGGTATTACCTGACAATAACTGGAGTGATAGAGAACTAGCTTCTTATCATGCAAAACAATTTGCATTTAAGTTATCAGAGCGTAGAGCTAGAGCTAATCTAGGTGCAGGGCGAGCATCTATAAGAATTAAAGGACAACCTTTTGGGTAGTGAAATATGGCAGATGTAATTAAATTAGTAAAAGGAGATGAGTTACCGTTAATTATATTAACTTTAACTGATGATGTAGCTAACACAGCACTAGATTTATCGGCTGGGACTACTTCAGTAACTGTAAAATTTAAAGCTGTAGGTGGAACATCAGTGTTATCTACAATAAGTTGTGCAAAAACAACAGATGGCTCAGATGGTAAGATACAATTTAGTTTTTCAGGTGGTGTATTAGATGTTGATGAAGGTTCGTATGAAGGAGAGATTATAGTTAATTATAATGGTAGCTTACATACAGTATATGATTTATTAAAATTTAGAGTAAGGAGTAGTTTCTAGTGGCTAATATAAGACTTACATCCGCTTTAGCAGCAACAGCCATATCATTTACAGTAAGTGTTAGTAGCATTTCTTCAGCTGTATCTGGTGAAACAGAAGTTGTTGCGTCTTCAGCTTTAGGAACAAGCATATCATTTAGCCATGAATTAATACCAACTAGAACTATAGCAGGTATTTCAGTTAGTATATCAGAAGTAGATATAAAAACTGTAAGTTCTGTTTTAAGTGACACACCATCTATAACAGAAAGTCCAGCTATAAATGTAAGTCAAGTTTCTACTGATTCATTTTCTGTATCAGATGCTCCAGTATTTAATCTTTCACAAGTTCTAGCTGATACAGCTACTATTTCAGCAACACCAAGTAAAATATTTCAATCTGAAGTTGATTTTGATTTATCTGATTCTGATATAGACCCAGACCCAGTTACTGTGTCTGATGTTATTGTTGTTCAGTTTGAATATGATTTAGCAGATACACCATCTATAGCAGATTCACCAGCATTAAATGTAACACCTGCAGGTAAATCAGATAGTTTTTCTGTTTCAGATTCACCAGTGTTACAACCAAGTTTAGCACCAACAGATAGTGTTACACCTGGGGACAGCGGTGGATTAGTAATCAATTACGTGTATACTGATGTAGATGACACTACATTAGGAGGACATTATTTTAACCAAACTCCAATTAATCCTGGAGGGTATGAATAGAGGATAAATTATGATAAGTGATTTAATAAAAATTAAAGGTGATTTAAAAATTACAGTCACCAATCCAGAAGGTAAAATTAAACAGGAAGTAGAAGTTCCTAATTTAGTTGTTACTACAGGAAAAAACTTTATTGCATCTAGAATGAAAGATGCTAGTGCTACTGCTATGACACATATGGCTATTGGCACAGGTAGTACTTCAGCAGCAGCTGGGAATACAGCTCTTGGCAGTGAAGCAGGACGAGTAGCACTTACGTCTACAACTGTTACTGATAATGCTGTAGCTTACGTTGCGTCTTTTCCAGCAGGAACAGGCACTGGAGCAATAACTGAAGCAGGACTACTTAATGCAAGTTCAAGCGGAACTTTGCTATGTAGGACTGTGTTTTCTGTAATTAATAAAGCTTCTGGGGATACATTAGGTATTACTTGGACTGTAACTGTAAGTTAATAAAAGGAGATTTGTTTAATGACTGTTCTATTTAAAAACAATGCTCATTCAACATTAGCTTCCAGCATTACGGATTCTGCTACAAGTATTACTCTTGCATCAGGTCATGGAAATGCTAGGTTTCCAGTTACAGCAAGCCCAAATTATTTTTACGCAACTCTTATAGATGGTTCAAATAACTTAGAAGTTGTAAAATGTACTGCAAGGTCTAGTGATGTCCTTACAGTTGTTAGAGCTCAAGAAGGTACCTCAGCAAGAGCTTATTCTACAGGTGATAGAATAGAGCTTAGAATTACAGCACAAGGTTTAGAAGATTTAAATGGTACACGAGCTAGTGAATATAAATCAGATTGGGGTAGTTCATCAGCCCCTATAACTCATACTGTAACTGTTGGAACTAAAACAGGTGCACATCCGTATACAGGCGTAGGTTCTAGTAATGCTTATTTTATAGACAACATAGAGTCGCCTGTTCTAGCGTTTGATGGTGCAGATACAGGCAAAACTTATTACTATAGGTTTGACCAAGCTGATGCAAGTAATGACGGACACCCTTTAAGATTTTATTTAAACGCTGCAAAAAGCACAGCTTATACAACTAATGTAACAACAAATGGTACACCTGGTACTGCTGGTGCATACACACAGATTCAAGTAGATGAGTACACTCCAAACCTATTGTACTATCAATGTAGCAGTCATGCTCACATGGGTAATTACATACATCATATTTCTAATATGCATAATAGCAATGGCGTGTTGTTTAAAATGCCAACATCAGATGGTTCTGCTGGACAAATATTAAAAACTGATGGCTCTGGAGTATTAAGTTTTGTAGCAGCAGCAACAGCTACATACCCAACCGTTACAGGAGTAACTCCTTCAGCTACAGGTAATACTGCGGGTAACCTTGTTATTGCGGGGACAAATTTTGTTGTAGGGTGTCATGTAGAATTTATAAATTCATCTGGGGTTATAACCCTACCAAACAGTATTGTTAGGGATTCAGCTACACAGCTTACAGTTAATGTAACATTAGGCACAGATGGCACATATTTTATTAGAGTTGAAAACCCTGATGGTTTAGCAGCTCGTAGCTCATCAGCAATACTTACAGTCTCAGATGCACCTACATGGTCTACGTCTGCTGGAAGCTTAGGCGAGGTTGCAGCAGGGGCATCAGTATCTTTAGATGTAGATGCCTCATCAGACTCAACAGTAGCGTTTAGCGAAACTACAAGTGTGCTAACCAGTAATACTGACACACCTGCAAGTACCATGAATTTAACTCTCAACTCGTCTACAGGTGCAATTACAGGCACAGCTCCTAACGCAACGAGTGATACAACATATAATTTTACCTTACGAGCAACAGATGCAGAATCGCAAACAGCAGACAGGGCATTTAGTATTACAGTAGCGGTAGGAATTAACAACTCAGGACAATTTAACTAATGGCAAATTCATACTTAACAAAAGATTTTGGTAGTGCGGGGAATAGAAAAACAATGACTTTTAGCTTTTGGGTTAAAAGAAATGTTATTGGCTATGGTGGAGATACTCAAGAACTATTTATAGGAGATGCACAATCTTCATATCCATCACACTTTATTGATTTTGATAGTGCTAATAAATTAGATATTAGGAGTCAAGATGGGGTAAGTGGTGCAACACTTAGGTTTACATCAGTTAGAGAATTTATAGACACAACGGCTTGGTATCATGTTGTCGTAGCAATAGATACAACACAAGCGAGTGCTGGAGATAGGTGTAAAGCATGGGTAAATGGAGAACAAATAACAGCATGGGGCACATCAACTCAGTCAAATGGATTTGGGCAAAACAGCGATACTAATTTTAACTCAGGTGCAAGTACAGAATATATAGGTAAACATTATAATTTCCATTCTAATTTTAACTTAGCTCATTATCATTTTGTAGATGGCACAGCTTTAACACCATCAACTTTTGGTGAAACTGATAGCACTACTGGAATATGGAAACCAAAAACTAATCCATCGGTTACTTACGGCACACATGGGTTCTTTCTTAAATTTGAAAATGCTGGTGCATTAGGTACTGATTCATCAGGAAACTCCAAAACATGGACAGTTAATGGCAATCTCAAACAATCTATATCAACACCTAATAATAAATTTCCAAACTTAAACCCAAGAGGTACACATACCGATTATGATACTCCAGTTTATAATCTTAATGCTGGAACTACTGCTTTAATGACAACAGGTGTAAACAGAGTACAACCTATAGATATGTGTTTTCAAGGTGGTAAATGGTATTGGGAGTGTAAGATTGAAAAAGCAAATAACTCATCAACACTTGGTGTATATATGACTGACTTCTCATCTCCAAAAAGAATAGAACAATTTAATGCTGACTTAGCTTTACAATCTGCTGCTAATGGTGGTAAACGAGCAGTTAGTTTTTTAGCAGATGCTAGTTCATCTAAAATTCAAAATGCTGGTAGCACAGTAACTTATGGTGCTAACTGTAGTGATGGAGATATTATTATGTTCGCCTTTGATTCAGCTACAGGCAAGGTATGGACAGGTAGAAATGGAACTTGGAACAATGCACCTGGAACATCTAATGTTGGTAATCCAGCAGCTGGTACTTATGATAGTGGTACAGTATTAACAAACACAGATAATGATTTAATGTCATTTTATATTAGTGGTCGTTCATCAGATTCAACAAACAGATATATGTATATAAATTTTGGACATGGCTACTTTGGAACTACAGCAGTCGCATCAGCAAATGCAGATGGTAATGGTAAAGGCTCGTTTGAGTATGCACCACCTAGTGGATTCTTAGCTTTATGTAGCTCAAACATTCAATCAGACGGAGGATAATATGGCAACATTTACAAAAATAGCAAAACCATCAGCACACCATGACGAAGTATTATATGCGGGTAGTGATAGTAACCAAACCATTACTGGTTTAGGTTTTCAACCTGATTGGTTACACATAAAAAACAGAGTAGAGAATGGAGACGGATATCATAATGTTTGTGATACTGTTAGAGGTCTTAGCAACAATTCATTCTTCAATAGAACAGATGGAACAAATAGTAATAGCAGAGTAACTGCGGTTACTTCAGATGGATTTACTTTAGCTGGAGATTTAAAATACACTAATAATGCAGACGCTGGATTTATTGCACATTGTTTTAAACTAGCTGGTTCAACAACTACCAATGACGCTAGTGCTACAGGCGTTGGCACAATAGATTCAAGTTATCGTGCAAACCAAGACTCAGGTATATCAGTAGTTACTTGGACAGGCACAGGTGCAAATGGCACTATAGCTCATGGGTTAGGCAAAGCACCTGACTGTATAATAATGAAAGATGTAGGACAAAACGGTTATCATTGGGAAATGTATGCACATTCAGGTAATGCTGGTGGTAGCCCTGAAAACTCAGCATCATCAGATGAAACCCATCACATTAGATTTTTTGATAACTCTTTTGCTGACCCTGATGATGACCATACTTATTTTAATGACACCAAACCTACTAGCACAGTATTTTCTATAGGTACTGCTAACAATGTAAATCAAAGTGGCATATCACAAATGGCAATTTGTATTGCAAATACTAATGGCTCAGTACGAGCTGGGGCATATCAAGGTAATGGTAAAACACATGGCTCATTTATCTTTACAGGTTTTAGACCAAGAGCAATATGGACTTCAGGAAGATTAGCCGAAGACCCTCATTGGAAAACAGTTACAACTAGATTTACTAGTAATACAAATGCAGCAGCATCAAGTGGTGGGGCTAATCATGGTAATCCAATAGAGCATAACTTAAAGTTTGGAGATGAATCATCATTAAATGAACAACAACAATGTAATGTTGATATCTTTAGTAATGGATTTTCACCAGCCTCAACAGATGGTAAACACAATGGTGGCGGATATTATTATTACTACATAGCATGGGCGGGTGCACCTATGGTTGGAACAAACAAAGTATTAGGAACAGCATTTTAGGAGAATAAATGGGAGTTAAACTAAAAAATAATGCATTTGGAACTTTATCAGCTGGTATTAGTAATTCTGCAACTACTATCACATTAAGTTCAGGACAGGGAGCTAAGTTTCCTACTACCAGTGCTGATGATTATTTTTATGCAACTCTTATTGATAGCTCAAATAATCTTGAAGTAGTAAAAGTTACAGCCCGTTCTACTGATTCTATGACGGTTACACGAGCTCAGGACAATACTTCTGCAAGAGCTTTTTTAACTGGTGATAGATTTGAACTTAGACCAAACGCAAAAGTTTTTGAGGATATATTATCAGAATCAAGAGATTTAAATGGAGCTGAATTTATTCTAGATGCTGATGCAGATACTAGTATAACTGCTGATACAGATGACCAAATAGATATTAAAATAGCTAACTCAGATGATTTTCAATTTACCTCAAACAAGTTTACAGCACAATTAGGCTCAGGAATATTATTAACGAAATCAACTGCTACTTCTGATGAAGCAAGCAGTGCTGGTAGTTTTACTGAAAATAACTACAACATATCTCATACTTTAACTTTAGACGGAACCTTAGCTAACGATGCTGTATTAGCTGACTTTACGGTTACATCTGACAAATGTCTTGTTACGTCTGTAGTTGTTGGTGTGTGTAGTCTTAAGTGTCATGTAGATATACATACAGTAGCAGCAGGTTCTTTTAAAGTTAGTGTAACAAATAAGTCTGGAGGTACCTTAGCTGATGATTCAACTATGGTAATAAACTATGCCATCTTATAAAAAAACACCATTACTTATGTACCCAGATGGGACTTTTGCTAGAAGCAATGCTATTGTTAAAGGGTGTGTAGTTGTAAAAGAAGCACATGATACTGTTGAGATAGGAGAAATTATAAATCAAACTGAGGCAGTAAAAAAAGCAGAAAACAATGAATAACAAAGATATACAAACAGAAATAGAATTACTAAAAAAAGACATTGATTTAATTAAAAACAATCATCTTGTTCATATGCAAAAGGATATTGATGTTCTTAAATGTGATGTCAGAGATGTCAAAAGAGCAATATTTAAAGCCCAATATGTTATGTATGGAGCTATTGTAGTCTTTGTTTTGATGAGTGATAAATTTACAGAAATACTTAAACTTTTATAGGAGAAACATTATGCCAATGGGAAAAGGAACATATGGAAACAAAGTAGGTAGACCAAAAAAACTGAAGTTCGGTACGGGCGGAAAAGTCAAAAAGAACAAAAAAGGAAAGTTCATGTACGGTATGGGCGGTAAAGTAATTAGCTCTACAAGAATGAAAAAAGGTAGTTGCAAATAATGGCTGCAGGTACTAAACATTATTTTAGAGATGGTAGAGAGTTTAAAGGTGCTGTGCATAAAATGCCTAATGGTCAAATCCATACAGGTAAAACGCACACTGCATCGTCTAAACGAGTCTTTCATTTTAAAGATTTATCTGCCAAATCTAAAAAAGTAGCGAGAGGATAATGGTAGCTAAAAAATATCAAAGTAAAACTGGAGGGCTTAACGCAGCAGGTAGAGCTCACTTTAAACGTAAAGAGGGAGCTAACCTCAAACCTCCAGTAACTGGTAAAGCACCTAAAGGTTCTAAAGCGGCAGGTAGACGAGCCAGCTTTTGTGCTAGAATGAGTGGTGTAAAAGGACCGATGAAAGACAGCAAGGGCAGACCAACTAGAAAAGCATTGGCGTTAAGAAAATGGAAATGTCGAAAAAAATAAAACAGTGCTGTTATATAATGCTAGTCATTATAGCATTGTTGAGTATTGAGAACGCTATATCAGACGTTACTAGTTCAGGCAGCACTACCAATACGCAGAGTAATAACGCTGGGTCAAACACAGCAATAACGGGTGGATACGAATCTTCAACAACTTATCAATCAGGTAGTAGTTCAAACACAACTACCAATAACGAAACGAATAACTCTACAAATCAAAAGACTGCTGTAAACAGTGCTAATTCGCCTGGTATGAGCGTTTATGGGCAAGACAGCTGTGTAATACCTTTGGCAGCTGGAGTGACCGTAATAGGCTTCTCAGGCTCTTTTGGAAGCTATTACACAGACCCAAATTGTGAAAGACGTAAATCGGTAGCTGTATTAGCTAAACTTGGCATGAAGGTTGCAGCAATATCACTTATGTGTCAAGACGTTCATGTGTGGCAAGCCATGATGGATGCGGGCACGCCATGCCCAGTCGATGGCCTCATTGGAGAATCTGCAAAGAAAAGGTGGATGGAAAAGCGTAAACAAGAATTAACAGGAGCTACTCAAACTAAACCGAGTATGACGTGGAATGATTAGAGCAATACTACTATCTTTAATAATAACTGGTTGTGCTACACACTCAGTTACTTTAGGACCAATGACAGTTTATGGGAGCAATGAGCAAGAAATATACTTGCCTGAAAGACAATGAAATATTTAATACCTTTATT